CGGGCAAACAGACACAAGGGGGACGCTGAATGAGCAATCCAATGTTCCAGTGTTTATTTATAAAAAAAATTAGGAGGTTTTACCATGGAAGATACTGATTACATGAACGAAGAAGAAGCACAAGGTGAAATAGACAGCACAATGATGGACGCTAACCATCCATATCATAAAAGTAGCCTTGATCCACGGCACAAAGGCGCGGTAGAGAGGATGGGCAAGCTCTATCAGGTTTTATATCCGGAACCTGAAAAGGATCCTGAAGAACCCGCGAAAACCACATCTCCCGAACTCGTGGCTGTCATGAAAGAGGGTTTAATGATGCGTGAACGGAAGGTTAGAACGCTTAAAGAGGCGGAAGATGGTCGGATGGAAGAACTGTTGCAGTTAGCAGACACTGGTGATTTGAACCAACTCACAACGGAGTTGCGAACCGATCTAACATCCTGGGGTGCATCGGAGCGTGATTTGGGAATGATAGATTATTTTGATGAGATGATTAAACAATCAGATAACGCGGAATTGAGGGATTGGGCAAGTGAAGCTGTGTGCTGGATATATCAAACAAAAAAAGGAGAGAAACGATGAAAACAGAAGAGATATTGGCGATACTTCGCAAAGACGTGACACCAGCAATTAAAGAACTTTTAATTAACAGGGATGATGTAAAGGCCCAAAGGAAGAACCTGGATAAGGCTCTTTCTAAGCACCGAATACAGGATGAAGTGCTTGAAGCGGATATAACGCGTCTGATAATCAAGGCAGCAGACGTCATGTCCGAGGGCGGTGACTTCTTTGTTATTCAGAAATCAATACTTGAAAAGAAAGAGGAACGACGCGATGTCGGAGAATGGTTGCTGAAATTACGGAATGAATTAATCCCCGCTTCACAAAAAAGGCTTATGCAAGCTGAACAGGAGTTAATGCAGGGTGTTGCCGAGGCAATAAAACCCGTCCTTGATGTGGCAAAAGAAAGTGTAAGTAAAGAGATAGAAACCGCCATGGACTCCTTAGACGCTTACACTAAGGCTTTAAATGTCTTTCGTGGTGAACTTGAGATGCCAAAGTCGGCAGGAATGGCGACAGAGTTTCCAAAGGTCAGCAGCGAGCGGCTAAATGACTATATAACCAAGGTCTTAGGGCGTTGAGCAAATCTTAACTAACTTAACTTGGAGTTAACCAAATGCCAAAACCAAAAATTGACAGAGTTAAATTAAATCAAATGCTTAGTTCTGGTAAATCTCAGAAGAAAATTGCTCAATTTTTTGATGTGACTGAAGGCGCAATCTCAAAAGCAAAGAAGGAATTAAGTATAGCCGTTGTCAAGAATGTTTCTCTCGAAAACGCGCACCGTGTAGTTGATAAAAACCTAAACGCAGTCGATCAACTCCAAAAGATTAACGACCAGGCTAATAAAATCATCAACGACCTTTCGGAAAGCTCTGACAGGGCAGACAAAGAACTCATTTTAAAAGCTTGCCGTGAGGTGCAGAATCAGTTGAGGCTGCAGCTTGAAATATTCCAAACTTTGTATGACATGAAGGCCGTCCAGTCTTTTCAAAACGAGGTATTGACGGCAATAGGAGAGGTAGAACCTGATGTTAGGAACAGGATCATTCAACGACTCAATGAAAAACACGCTATACGGCGGTCTATTACAGTCGATTAATCTGAAGTATGGCGACTCTGGTATAGTTCCTCCATTTCATAAGTGGGTGCGAGATATTGTCCTGGACGGGAAGCCCTTCACCTATGAGCGTCACGAGTATTTGATTTTACCCTATAAGGATGACCACCCCGACCAGACAGAGATGAAAGCTACGCAGTTGGGTCTTACCTCGAAGGCGATGTTAAAGGCCGTGTATGGGGCACGCTACGGCGATTACAGGGGTATTATGTACCTGTTCCCGAGCAAGAGCGACGTGACCGACTTCAGTAAAGGGAGAGTGGGGCCACTTATTGAAGACAATCCTAATAGTATAGGTGAATGGATTCAAAACACCGATTCAGCAAATATCAAGAAAGTGTGGAAAGCTTTTTTGTATTTCAGAGGAATGAAAAGTAGAGTAGGCCTTAAATCAGTACCGATTGATTTTACAATCTTTGATGAGCTTGACGAGGCGCCACAAAATGCTATGGATATGGCAATGGAGAGAATGGCGCACAGTGAGAACAAGCGGGTCCTCAAATTAAGTAATCCCACCCTTCCCGACTATGGCATTGACAAGGCCTTTCAGGAAACAGATCAAAGATACTGGTTGCTCAAGTGTGAGAAATGCGGTGAGTACACCTGTCTTGAAGACACCTTCCCTGATTGCCTTCACGAGACCAGGGGGGGTGTTATTCGTGCCTGTAAGTGCGGTGCGGAGCTTAACCCTTCAATAGGTCAATGGGTGGCGAAGAGGCCATCAATCACCGATAAGCGCGGTTATCATTATTCACAGCTATTCAGTTATTTCGTCAGTCCGGCGGAGATCCTCCACCAGTTCAGGACTACCAGCAACCTTACAGATTTTTACAACCTGAAAATCGGCAATGCTTATGTAGAGGCGACAAACAGATTGAGCATCCCGGAAGTCTTGGCCTTATGCGGGAATGACGGGATTGTAAGCGAAGACAAAGGACCTTGTTTCATGGGGGTTGACCAGGGAAAAGATCTCCACGTTGTTATTGGAAAACGGGACACGCAAGGCCGGATTGTTCACCTGGGAATTTATAAAGATTGGGAAGAGCTTGACCGACTAATGAAAAACTTTAATATATCCCGGTGTGTTGTGGATGCCCTGCCCGAGACCAGAAACGCAAGGACTTTCGCTGAGAGACATCCGGGGAAGGTCTTTCTCAATTACTACTCACATTATCAGAAGGGCTCCTATGCCTGGAATGAGGGGCAGCTTACGGTTTCTGTTAATCGCACGGAATCTCTGGACGCGTCTCACAATGAGATAATGAACGGGGGACTTGTGTTACCGAGAGAGAGTGACATTGTAAGGGAATTCGCACAACATTTACACAATACGGCAAAGAAGTTAGAGGAAGATGAAGAAACGGGAAGCAAGCGCTATGTTTACGTTAAACTTGGTACGGACCATTTTCGACACGCATTTAACTATGAGGAGATTGCGCGCCAATACGGAGAAGGTTCGTTCTTTAACAATTGCGATTTGGGGTGAATATGAAAAGATTATCACAAGAAGAGGATATATATAGGCGGATTTACGGAGGGCTGGCATGGCCGGGGAAGAGGTCAGGTTACGCAGTTATCGTTGGCGAAGAGAGAGAATTAGACCACGGGTTGGGTAAGTATCCTTTGCGTGTCCTGGATGAAATAGAATCCAGTGATATGGTTGATCTGATCCGGCAGTGCACCGGTCTTGACTTCTACTATACGCCTGAAATGTGGTTGGGTGATATCAGTAATGTAGCGGGAAGAAAGTTTATCTATGAGATAAATGAAACGTTTCAGAAACGGGAAGCGGCGATGCAAGGCAAAAGGAACTTCAGACTATCGCACTCTAATCTTATGGGCCTGCAAAACGCTTTTGAGTACATGTACAATGCACTTAAGGGTTTGTTGAACCAGGACAGAAAACTTTTGATGCTGGGAGAAAAAAGCAGATTATCGTCCTGGCTCCTGGAACCCCGGCCCGCTGAAATTTCGTCAATCCGAATTGGCGATTATCCGGCCATTGAAGCGCTCAGTCATGCCGCTATTGAACTTGAACGATCTCAATTTCGTGATAACACACAAAGGCAGGAAGTTGCAGACAGCGATTATAATATTTTGTGAGCTTTGGAGGTAAGACAAATGAAAAAGATACAGAAACAAGCCTTAAGTTTTGCAACGGAGTGGGGGAAGCTAAAAGCCATCGTCCCAAGCGAAATAAAAAAGCGAATGGATGCGATTGAAAAGAAAGATATCAACAAACTATTGCGAAACTTACAGAATTTAAAAAGAGAGAATTCGTGAACGCAGGGCGGGGGAATTGATAAAGGCGCACTGGATATGGGATACACCGAGCCGTCTAAAACTCAGACAGGGGGTTGCTTAGGCGAGAGGTGTAACCTGATTGTCACCTTCATGTATCTTAAGACATTCATCTAAAAGGCGGCGGATAGCTTCCGAACGTGAATTGATTCGATTATCAAAACGATAATTATCAATGCGTTCGATTAATTCTTTCTCAACGACAAACAGTATTTTAGGTTTATTAGTTGCCATGGTGAATATATAACCGATAACTCTTAAATAGTCAATATGAAATATCTCTTGACATAAGGTTATTATTGTTATATATGATATATAACTTATTGAAGCTCCAAACATAGGCAAATGAAAACTAAACTAACACAAGAAAGCTTGAGATCCCTTCAAACGGCGACGTTGAAGGCGGGCGCCTATCCCGGGAAAGTCTCAAGCTTTTTTATTTTTGAAAGGAGGTTAGGGACATGGGAAGCATTTACAAGAGGGGGCAAACGTACTGGATAAAGTATTCCAGACACGGCAAGCCTTACTATGAAAGCAGCCGAAGCCATAAAGAAACGGATGCTAAAAGACTTTTAAAAGAGCGTGAAGGGGAAATCGCACAAGGTAAAATGCCGGGAATCAATTTTGAAAGGGTTTTCTTTGATGATCTGGCTGAGAGTTTCTTGGCTGATTACAGAATCAACGGGTTCAAGTCG